CAGCATTTATAGCCCCTCTACTAATGACTTTATTTTGTCACCAAGATTTTTTGCAACATCGCTTTCACCAATTCTCTTAGCTATAGACTTCAATCTCTTTGGTGTTTGTGAGCCTGTGTCAACAGTTTCAGAAGCTTGATCAGTAATATTAGAAGTTCCACTTCCTTCACCTACATCGCCCGCAACTAACTTAGGCATAATCGTTCGTTTACTTTCAACTTTATTAAAAGGCCTAAAAGTTGCTGTAAACAATAAGGCATCTCCTTGAGAAGGATTTCTGTCTATACTTAAAGACGTCATCACCATATTTTTATATGTATATAAACTTGTGACTATAGTAACGATCTTTGGTTTATTTATATAAACAGTGCTGTTTAGATTTTCTCCAATTATTCTTGTGAGTTCTAAAAAAGAACCTTTTACTCTGTTAGATGTCACAGCGTTTAAATTTTTTGCTTTATTTTCAATTATCTCATCTATAGTAACAGAACTTATATCAGAAGCAAAATCAACTGGTGAGTTAGTTATGAAACCAGAAATAGACACCTCAAAAGGATTTCTTTTTATGTGATCATTTATATTAGAACCATTTTCAACAGGATACTCAGTTATTTCGTTACTGAAATGATGGCTATCTGCCAGGGTGGCATCTAAAGTAATAGCGCCAATTCTCCCAGGTTCTTGCTTATCTGCTATTAAAGATACGCTACTCACTGTAAGCCTCATTTCCAGATAATATTTTTTTCCACTCAGCGTCAAGCGCTTTTTTGACTATTTTATCAGTTGCTTCCTCAATAAACTTTACTTGCTCTTGCTGAGTTCCAGGTGGTACTGTGACTTTTATATCGTTATTTATTTGAACTCCTGCACTGTCGTTTACTGCCTTATTCTTAAATGCGAAATTTGCGGGTGTATATACTATACCTTTAGGCGTCATTTTAAAATCTCCAGCTAAAAAATCCATAGCAGAAGTAATATCGAACGCAGTGATACCGCCTCTTTTTAAATGATTTTGAACCTCTTCATACGCTTTTCTAGCTTCCTCTTGCGCTTTTTTAAATTCATAATCATAATCACCTTTATTCGCTTTTTCATACACACCAGTATCTTTATCTCGTTTATTGAACCACTTCCAAATAGAAAAACCAACTGATGCAATAGAGTCGGATATTGCATTAAAAATAATGTTTGATAATCCTTTTATACCTTCATATATGACATTGACTAATGTGTCCCACAATGTCATTATAGCGTATGCTAAACCATTTACAATACTGGAAAAAAGCTTCCATATTATAGGTCCTATATTTTCTAAACTTTCTGATATTTTTTCTATATCATGCTCAACTAAACCGTGTACATAATTAAAAAGGTTCGTAAACAAGTCTTTTATCGGAGTGATAAAATCTGTTTCTACATAGTCTTTTAGTATTTTTAAGTCTTCTTTAAAATTTTCATAAAACGATTTAATCTTATTATAGAAACTATTTACTCTTTCTTCATACTTAGAGAAAGGACCTAAAAAATCACCTAAGTATGTATCTCCACCTTTCATCCAAACATTTAACTCATCTATTAATAAAAAGATAGATGCCATTGCCGCCATTATTGCGCCTGGGATAAGTAAAACCCTTACTAAAAGAGAACCTAAGCCAGCTTGTAATCCTAAAATACTGGCAGACATTAAACGAATAGTTGATATAACAAACGTTCCAAGTTTAATCCAAGTGCTTAGGAAAACCATTAAAGGGCCTAGTACAAATAAAAGAGCAGTGACACCTAATATAAATTTTTTCTGAGAATCATCTAAGTCTAAAAACTGCTCATTAAGTTTATTTAGAAAAGCTATAAATTTCTTTACCGCTTCTCCTAGGTTTAAAACTTTCACTATTTGAGAACCAAAACTAGAAGATAGAAAATATACCGAATCTACTAAATTAGAGAAAATTCCATTAAGTGTTTGAGCTTGCTTTTCAAGTAACCCAAAATATCTACCGCCTTCACTAGTCATATTGACTAGAGCTTGTCTGACTACAGCAGCTGATATATTATAATCAGAGACATTTGAAGCTAAGTCTTTTTGTGGTATTCCTGTAAGTTTAGATAATTCCGGAATAATACCGACACCTGCTTCAGTTAACTGACGCAACTCCTGACCACGTAATTTCCCAGCTGTCATTATTTGACCATACGCCAAAGCTACTCTACTTAACAAATCTTGTTTTCCACGAGAAACTGTTCCTAAAATTCTTAAAGTATCTGCGAGAGTAGCCCCTGATTCTCCCATTGCCAGGAGCATATTTGAAGTCTCCATCAGTCCTTTAAATCTAAAAGGTGTTTTAACTGCAAAGTCTATCAAATCCTTCATTACTTTTTTAGCTTGATTCGCATCTCCTAAAAACACTTCAAATGCTACGTGTGCTTGCTCTATATCAGAAGCAGCTTTTAAAGCATATGTAGTAGCTGCCGCTATAGGAGCACTTATGGCAATAGACAACCGAGTGCCAAGTCTACCAAGCCTGGCCCCAAAAGAATCTATTCTACTTTGAGCAGCTTGTAAACTAGATTCATCTAAATCAACGCCTATAAGCAATAAGAAATCTCTAAGTACCATATCAATCCATTAACCCCAATTCTTTAGGATTGCCGTTTGGTTGCTTAGCTACTAAAAAAACAAGCGCGTTTTTTATAGACGATAAGTCTTTTCGAGCATTGCAATTATTCTCATGCTCTTTTAATAATGACCTAACAGTTTCTTGATGCATCTGCTTTTCATGATTTAATAATGCACTATAAACCATATCTCTGTATACGTTTCCACTTACATAATTAGTTATTATAAATGTTAACATAGCAGAAAAAATAGCGCATATGACGCCTGTTATTATTGTAGTAACCACGCTACTCCTCACCCTGTTCTTTTAAACAATTATACATTGCGTCTCGTATATCTAGCATTGCACATGCCCTTATAACATCGTCAACACAGTAAGTTTTCTCAATTTCTTCCAAAGTGGCTATTTGTTCTATAACTAATCTCCAAATAGGCCACTCATCTAAAAGATCTTGATCAACATTTTTTATTACTTTGTCGTATCGTTCTCGGACGGTATCAGACTGTTGCTTTCGGTTTCCTTCAACTGGCGTCCAATACCGTCCATGTTGAAAAGATTGCCAAAATTAACCTCCAAGACAAAAGCAAGTATTTTGTATAATAAACCATAGTTTCCAGCAAAAAGACTGTCAAATACCGCAGTATTTGAAAGTTCCTTACCATCAACTCGGGTTGTTGATACAAGGTTCATGACTAGTTCAAAAGTTGAATCCTCATCCATAGTGGTTAATAAATTAGAAATACCGTCACCTATTACACTTAAGTCAAACTCAGTGTTTAATAAGTTCAATAATTTCACATCTTTAATACCACTTGTTTTAATAAAGCTAAAAACAACTTTTGCAAGCCCTGGCCCAAGTATTTTTATCAACTTGACTTGGTATCTGATACCACTTCTTCCGTCAAAATTAACAGTTGTAATCTTAAAACCGTCAATTATTCTTTCATGTTTTTTAATTCCCACAAACTACCTCCATATAAAAGAATAACATTATTGTCCAAGAACATTCCCACCAGTAAACATTCTAAGATTTACACACCGGAAAACCCACTCTCGGTCTGAAATTTCTTTTCCAAACTCAGCATCTGCATGCTTCTTAATCCAGGCATGGGCTGATAAATATTCAGAAGTCCCACTTAAATCTGTAATTGAAACAGGGACAATACCTTTTTTTGTAGCTTCATCAAAATTAGCCAGGGCAGACAATACTGCATTAGACGGAGATGTTTGAGCTAAAACACAAGTTATAGTCCCAGATCTATCAACTGATGCAGCTCTCGAAGTCACTCCATCCATCCCAGTCACATCGGTAAAAGAATCTCCAGAGCGTTCGACTTTTATACCAACACCGTCTTTAAAACCACCAATAGGTATTCCATTAACAGTAAATATTACTTGAGAAGGGTCAAACGTTTTTGGTTCTTGTGAAATAGGCATATTCTCTCCTTTTTTACACTGTTATATTTGCTACCATTTCAACTGCGTGAATAGCTCCTGCTAAGAATCCTCTGAATTTAACACCTGTGAGTTTTCTAGCAGATCTATCTGCATCTAACACATCTTCTATCCTTGGCACTGTACAAGAAAAACCACCGATCTGTGTGCCATCTTCATTGTAAGATATTGGTGAAAAACCTCCTACTGATATGCCTAACTGTCCTATTTGGTCCATAACACTTTTTAACCCAACAAGTCCTTCAGAAGTGAAAGGTACTTTGTCAAGTTTAGCAAGGTAACCAAAAACAGCTTCGCCAAGTCTTGATACAATCCAGTCAATAAAGTGAACTACATCGAAAAATTCGCCTTGACCAGATTTACTTTCTCTCACCATACTTATACCAGAGATTAACTGGTATATGTTGCAATTCTTATCCAAAGCATTTTTCGAATTTGTGGGCGTTAAAGAAGAAGTTCCTATCCCCACAATATTTTTAAACATACCTGTGTAAGAACCAGGCTGACGAGCCAGAAGACTTCCAAGAAAACCAGCTTCTGGAAACTCAGTATCAGCACTTTCATGGTACAAAGAATAACTTCTCACATAAGAACTAGCTTTTAAAATCGCGGCTATAGAGTCAGTTTTTTTGTCTGTTCCATCATCTGTTGAAAAAGCAGTGTCAATAATGCGAGAATCACTACTGCTAGTCCAGAAAACTTTCTTATTTGCTTCTGCCCACGCAGCTGCAAGTAATACATCTGCGGCAGTTCTTGACGCTATTGTCAAACCATACCAGTCATTATCAATAAGTTTTATAGCAGCTAAAGCTTTATCATAGTCCTCTTCTCCATCTTTTCTGGATATAGCAAATGTTCTAGGAGCAGGTGATTGCGAAGCAATTGACAAAGCTGCTTTGTACTCAGGAGCATCAGTACCACCAGTTAAAGCAGAAGCAACTTCCGATAAATTATTTGTGTTAAAATATAAAATTTTCGAAGTGCCTTTAAGATTCGGTCCGCAAATATTTTCTACTCCAAAAGCAGCTTGCGATACTGTGGGAGCATCTCTTGAAATAGTAATATTGACGATATCTGATAATGGCATATTCTCCCCTTTGTTTAAGGTGTGGTATCTGTATCTGTATCTGTATCTGTATCTGTATCTGTGTCTGTGTCTGTGTCATCTGTGTCATCTGGATCATCTGGATCATCTGGATCATCTGGATCATCTGGGTCATCTTCAAATGTATCGACGCTAGTATCAGGAAACTCTGACTCAATGTCTACTGTCTCTATATACCCAACATTTACTTTTGTCACAAAACCTGTTCGTATAATATATTCAACTTGAAACCTATTCTCTTGAGAATTATTGAATACATCGCTAACATCTAAAATAGCACTTTTTTGAATCAATACAAGTTTGTTTTGATTTAAAAAGTTTTTTATTGTGACTAAATTATATGAATCAACAAGTTTCTGTAAATCATCTAAACCACTTTCTCCATAGTAGTTTATAATAAGTAAAGCTTCAATATTTCCGGAAATTGCGATATCTCCAGAATTATCTGACATTGACTTGTGATCGCATCCTTCTTTTTTAAGCGAATGTATTTTCAAACTAATATACGGGTAGTTTATTTCAGACTCTTTTATATTTTGACCTTCCCAAATAACTGACACATTCGATAAGACAGTTTCAATCCAAGTGCTTATTGCAATTTTTATATCTATAGTAGGTTGCATTATACAGCTCCTGTCACTTTAAATAAAACATATTTGTTGTGTGGTAACACCTTGTCGTATCCAGCAACCTGACAGATATCGAACCACTCATTTGCTACAAGAACTTGATGTGGTTCTTTTGATGAATAACTATTTAAAAAAGACTTTGTATATAGAACATATCTAGCTGTTTCTCTAACTATATCAGGAAGAGTTGACAACATTGACATTTTTAATTGCTGTAAACTCCCATCAATGGGAAAAGGTGTTGATCCAGTCCCTGGTGTTTTTATACCATGAACTAAAGTAATCTCGGACACCTGCCTTACAAAATGCTCACTAGACCCTAACACCTTTTACCTCCCTATGATGAAGATTAGCGTAAAAAGTACCAGACTCTAAAAGCGGATGATTAAAGTGCTTACGACTAACGGTTCTTGGAGCATTTGGAGGAGGCATTTTTCTCATTATATTCTTTTGAAGTTTTTCTACAACATAATCGCCTATTTCAGATAAAACTTGCTCAATGGTCTTTTTTCCTAAAAACACATCCCTGGCTCCAGCATTCATTTTTCTTTGAATATGTTTTTGTTGAGAATCAAAAGTTATTCTGAATAATGCTCTTTCGGGTATGTTTTTATTAGGAGCACCAAATTCTAATATTAAAGCAACCATTATCAATTGTTTATATGTTTTAATACGAGAAGAGGCGTTTGTTGTAAATTTATTATCATTAGGTAAACCAATCTCAGTTCGCATGCGCTTAAATGATTGCGCTGTTTTTACAAAACGCGACCAGTTAACATCACGCGAAGTAACTTTTATGGTTACACCTTTTTGATTCATCTTATACCTCTGAAATAAACAAGAGGAACACAACTTTGCTGTAAATTTGATAATTCAACACCCCAAGAAGTTTGCGCTAAATATGGGTCAAGAGAAGATTGAACAGTGCCAGAGAAAAAACCACCGCTGAAAGATCTAGACCAATCACCTGTTTTTTCACTAGAAACATTTCCAGAGGGTGCAGTATTACCATGCTGTTTACTTCTCTCCTCAAGTGCACACCAATGACACACAAGTAAACCCACTGCTTTATAGTGTAAATCACCAAAAGCAGTTTGGCTTAATTGCTTAGATGCTTCTGATATTTTTGAATCCAGGGTGGGATTCGATAAATAAGCAGAAGCTCTACTTGCGATATATTCGAGTGGTGTAGACATTACTTACCTTTCAAAGCCGGTATTGCAGTATGCCCTTTTTCACCTTTTAAATCTTCAATTGTGCCCTTAATATCGTTATTAAAGTCGCTACCATCACCAAGTGGAGCTGATTTAGACTCAGGTTTCAAGTCACTTCCAACCTGTGCAGTAATAGCTTTTTTACGAGCTTCAGCTGCTTCCTGAATACCTTTACGGCCATCTCTCTCCATAAGTGTTTTAAGAACATAGGGATCATTTAATGACTCAATAAGCTTAGTTGCTTCTTGAACCGACATTGATTGAATTTCTGAAACAATCTTAACTGCTCTTTGTTTCAAATTTTCAGATTCAACTGCTTCACTTGTAACAGTATCATGTTTACCACCAAGCAGCATATTACCGCAGGCAATTTCAGATAAATAAGCTTTTGACTTCTCAATCTTTGAGAATTCTGCATCTGATAAAGAATTCATGCCTGGAAAAAACTTTACACCATGTATTACAGTGCAATAGTTTACTTTACGATGTACAATAACCATAGCTCCTCCAAAAATAAAATAAGTTATAGGCTACGTTTTAAGTAGCCTATGCTTGCTTTAAATACCATCAACCACTACGACAGACAATGGGTATGGAGTATTAAACCCCCCGATACGTGAATGAGTTGGAACAATATATGCGAGATTTCTTTCCTGAGCTGCAAACTGTTCATATATAATTGGTATATGAAGCTGCATATGATCAGCAGATCTTCTATAACCAAGCATACAATTAACAGTACCAGAGCCTGTTCTTGGGTTTACAACATTTTTGAGTTCGTTGACGGAGCCAAAAGTAACGTTTGGATTAACTTCTTTAAGAAACTTCAGAACAGTTGTATCACTATGAGAACTTCGTGGAGTTGTTGCCAGAAGACCATACTGTTTTGGTGGAAAAAGAAGTGTGTCAATAACTTCTAAGCCATTAGTGAGGTCGGGAACTGACTGAATTGCATTATTTACAATCTCAATCATTTTATCAGGTGCAGCTGAGCTGAAAACTCCAGTATCAGTTGTATCTGCAGTCAATGAAGCAGCAGAAATCTTTGTAACATTCGGGTGACGAAGAATGCCTACAAGTCCAGCCCAGTTTGCTGAACCATCTGCATGCCAGGCGATTTTATTCACCATAATATCGTTTGATCTACGAGCAGCAGCTGCCCGCATACCATTAAGATTTCTCTTGGCCATGGCAGCAGATCTTACTTCCTGTATGCTCCAGCCATATGATCCGCCAAGACTCTGAATGATAATAGAAAACTGCTTTCCTTTAACATCAGAACGAGGAAGATCATCTGCATAATCAGTAATGAATTTTACAACTCCGATTGAGTCGAATTGATCGTAAACAATCGTCTCTGCGCCAGGGCCGGCTTCTACCGAAACTGGGAATAATGAAGTAGCCATGGGTGTTGGATATTTTACGTCAAACGACTTAGCCATATGATGCTGAAGTTGCTGTTTAAAGAAAACCAGCTGATCGGCATCAAGGTTTGTTTGTCCGATAAGAACGGGTCTTGGCATTTTATTTACTCCTTGTTATATTTTAACAGGTTACTCTGTCACAGGTTAAACTCGTCGTGTATTATTATATTAACCTTTTTATGGGAGATTAACATCGATAATACCATAGCCAGCGCCTGTTAAAAACGTTTTAACTTTAATCGGCAAACCGGCTAAAGAAACAGCCTTGCCGGAATCTGCATCATTACGGAAATTACCTATTAATTCATCATCGTCATCGCCTTCGGTATACCGCATATATAAGGTATCTTTATCAGGATTAAAAGCTGTTTCAAAATACACCCAAATGTTACCGCGGCGTAAAACATTCACCATTGAATTAACGCCATATTCACCAACATTGTCAATTCCAGGCAAACTTCCCTCAAGTCTCTTAGTTTCCTGAGCAATACCGTAAAAATCACTTGCGACAAAAGAAGCAGTATTTGTCCATGTTGGCCGTGACTCACCAAGGGTAGTAACTGCTGCGGCATCGTTTACGGGAATATTCGTAATGATATGAATCACTTTGTTATCTGAAGCATCTAAAAAAGCTTTAACAACAGTTGAAAGTCCAGCAATAGCTGTTACTATGGCTGCCATAGTTGTAGCATGGTCTGTAGCAAAAACAACAGCATCAGTTTCTTTTCCACCAATAGTAACTTTTGTGCTGTTTAAAGAAACAAGACTTGTGCTTGCTACAAGCCTTGAATAATTTGCTCTTGGTAAACGAACTCTATTTGAAGAACCCGGAGTTCTCATAAGGCCTCTACCAAAAGGTATTTTTTCTGATGCAAGCATACTTTCAGTAAATTTGAAACTTGTATCAGCCAACATTCCAGCGGAAGCAACCGCATGTTCTGAATTATAAACTGTTTGCATAGCTATTTTGCCCCTTATTTATTTACCAAAATTTTGGTAAGCAGAAGTTACTCGATTTATTTCATCCAGTCGCGCTTTTTCAACGATATCTAAATTAGACCCGTCATGACGAGGAGCAGATGACTGTCTTTGAGTATCTATAGCTGTTGAATCAAAATCCAAAGCCTCTTTAATACTGTCTACCCGGGCCTGAATGTATACTTCATCTTTTCCATCAAGATTTGCATTTGGGGACTTTGCCTTAATAATAGCTTTCTTAATGTCCAGATCTGAAGTCGAATCATCAATCTTTTTAAACTCTTCTTCATCGAGAGTTGCTTTTGCAAGATTGATAAGAGACAAACGGTTTTTAACGCCTGCAGCTATTTCGCCTTTAATGTCTCTTTTTTCAAGACTATCAATTTTCTCTTTTTGCTCATCGACTTTTGCCTGAAGCACTGTTTTCTCATTGCTTATTTTTGTAACATTGTCCCTGAGCCCATCATTCTTAGCTTGCAATTTAGTGATATAGTTTATCACTTCTTGCGATGCTTCATAATCAATACCGTCTATACGATATTTAGGTAGCATAGTAGAAGTCTCCTTTTCTATATTGGTTATTTCAAAACCATCAATTCTCTCAATTTCCTCAACTGAAAAGCTGTCAAAGTTGAGTTTTAAATCACTTCCTCCACGAGCTTTATCACACAGAGCCAAGTGGTTATAAACTCTTTTTATTTGAATTGCGTCATAATGAACACCGTTATATGAGCCATCTTTTTTAATAACAAAACACCTGTATCCTGGCGAAAATTGAGTCCTACCATTACTGACGCTATTAACGCCATCTTCGTCTGTTATAGCAACTGGGGAAATTAAATACTCATTTTGACGGCGTATATTTTCACCTGTAGTACCTATTCTTCTTCTTTTGATTGTTTTTGAATCTAAAAGAATTTCTGGCGGGTGAGTATCTGTTATAGGTTGCATACGTAAAGTAGCCATGCTGTCTTCATTAAAAAGAGTTTCAGCAGGTACAAATTCATTTCTAGTAGTACCATCAGCCAATAAGTAAGTCATTACTCCAACTTTAGCTACTGGAACTTCACCTCTTATATAGCCTTCATCTGTTTTTTTAACGCTACCTATTTTTGCATCAGCTCTAAACTCACAACGATTTACTTCAACAACTTCTGCTTCATCATACCGTATTTCAAGTTCCTCATTATTTGGAAGCGAGTATTTTATAACTGGCATTTAAAATCTCCTTAAAAAGAAAAAGTCCACATAAAATTGGTCATCAGTCAAACATACTGAGCCAAATTTTATATGGACTTTTTATGGTCTGAAAAGCAGTATAAAAAGTAACCGTTAATTATAATATAACGCCTAAAACGCTTTACTGCCATTATTATTTTTCAAATCTGATATTATTTTACTTTTTGTATAAACTTCAACACCTGTTACCCCACCTTGATTACAATTCAAGTCTATACTTATTTTTCCTGTAAAGTCGCTATCTTCCAAAAGTTTTGCTGTTATAATTTCTCTCATTTCGTCTAAAAAACGAGAAGCTTTCTTTATTCTTTCCCAATCCTTGTCTCGCATATTTCCTCACAAAATTTTTGAAAAATTAGCTTCTGGGTAACATCTACAGTTATAATCTTCTCCAGGGTGTAGCATAACAGCTCCTATAGAAGACTTACTGTACCATTCACCATCTTGAGTATACTTGAATATGGAGGCATCTTTCCACGAACATATTTTACCTTCTAAAGGTCTATGAGTAGTTCTAACTTTATCGTCATACATAGTTCTCCATATATACTCATCTATACCAAGACTTAATTGCTCTTCTTTATATAATTCTGTATTAAACTCAGATACGCCAAAAATTGCTATTCTTTCTGCTCTTCTTTTTAATGTCTCAATGCTAATTTTTTCTTCTATACCTGTATGCTTATTTATTTCTTTAATTGTTATTGTGTTTAATATATTTGCTGAAAGAGCACTGATATGTGACATCTGCTTTTCAATAAAAACATCTTTAACTTTTTGCTTATTTGAATTACTTATTAAAGTAACATCACCAAGAGCAGATTTTACATGTTTTCTCCATTGACTTTTATTCCAATCAATTATTTTATCAGCTATCGAATTAACAACAGGGCGTATAGATTCTATTGAACTATTCAATAAAGTTTTAACGTGGCTTATTTTTTGTTTTACAAGTTCTTGCCATCCATCATATTTCTCGCTATAATTATCAATAAGATCAACAATAGAAACAAGCTCTTTAATATACTCTGCTTCAATACTTACAGGATACAATAAAGGCTTAGGTTTCCTAGAGCTTAGTCTTATTTTATGGACTTGTTTTCTATCGATATAGTAACGCATTATTTTTTCTCATTGTTGTTATTCTCATCATCGTCGTCATCATCTTCTTCTTTATTTTTGAGTAATGACTCTTCAGATCTTCTAACAGCTTCCATAGCAGACATTTTTGCTATTTTTTCTATGTATTCTCTTGGTAAAACTATTTCTTTACCATACGCTTGACCACCAAATCGATTGTAAAACACATATTCCGGTGGAAGTCCATACTCCATATAAGAAACATCAGATTTTGCATTTATAAGACGAGTTTCCGCTACTTCTTTCTCTGAAGGTTGCCATAGTTCATTATAAACTATAGTTAAGTTTTTTCCATCAGATGGGTCTTTTTTATAGTTACAAGCTTTTGATTTAGCTGCATATCTAACTAATTTATTTAATTCAGGAGTAAGTTCTTCTTCTTGTCTACTTGATATATCATCATAATACAAACGAATATTTCCTTCTGCTCCTCCTCCAATACCTTTTGATTGATCTCCTATAAGTTTTACTCTTGGAATTCCAGATATTCCACAAACAACATCTATAAGAATATCAATTAGTTCTTTTAATCCTGAAACTCCAATAGAAGTAACTCTTTCAAATTCTTCTGTTTTATCAATAACTATGGTATTCAGAATGCTTTTAATTAAATCCATAGCTTTCATTCTATCTTGAAGTGCTTTTTCACCTTGAGGATTTGAAAGTAATTGTTGTAAATTGCTTACTTTCAACACACCCATTATAAATTCTGTGTTTATACATTCAACACCGCCTAAACTATCTCCAAGGCCAGATAATCTATCAAAAATAGCTTGCAGTTTAGAATCACCCCAACCTAAATTATCTGCTTCTTCTTGAGCTGGTAATTCTTCTCCATTAAACCGAAGTATTCTTGAGTCATGGACTCTGAAAGGTAATCCTGTTGTAGGATTAGTAATTGTATATATTTCTGGCTTTCCATACTTTGCTTTTTTAGGGTCTTTGTATAAATCCTCTGGAAACCAAGTAATATTTCTTCTATCATATGTTTCAAAAAAGACAATGTCTTCAATTTGATCTTCTTTTACTGGTTTATCAGCTGGTTGCCCATCATCAATACCCATAAAAACAATTGCACCACCAAAAAGATCACCCCATTTTAAACCTGATTTGATATATTTTTTAGCATTTTTTTCTGCTAAGTATTTTATAATTGTGTGATTCTGATCTTCTTGAATATAGAACCAACGTCTAACCATATCACCTACTGGCGTAGTTATAATCTTTTTTCCAAGACCATCTGCTCTGTATATATCTATTAAAGTAGCGTCATCTAGTTTACGACCCATAGAGAATTGGTTCGAAAGTCTTTTATCAAGGCCTTTAATACCCATACCCGTTATTACATTGTACCAACCATCTAAATAAGCAGGTATTAACTGACTTGGCATATTTAATAAACTTTGTTCTTCCATAATATTATTCCTTAATAATAAGTTATTTACAATCTCGACAATGTTAAAATATCTGAATACTCTGGACCGAATTCTGAAAATACTGCATATCTTCCAGCATCTTGACAATGGTCATCAGTTTTTAATGGTTGATCTATACCTTTCTCTTGTGCTTTAGGATCCCAAACATAAGAGTACATTTCATTTATATAGTTTTTGCATCTTTGGTGTATTGCAAAATCGCCTGCTTTCATCATTGTAGCAACTGTAGCTATGCCAGGGAGAACATCGTTTTGGGCTTCTGCTACAGATATAATGCCATCTCTTTGAAACTGCAGTTGCAAACTTTCTGCACTTGGATCGAGATAAGTTCTCATTATTTTTGTTTGCCAATACTCTCCTAAACATTCTTTGCAAAAATCTATAAAATCCTGTGAATACTCAGAGTTTGTCTTTTGTCGTTGAGCTTTCCGAGAATCATAATAATACTCGTACTCTGCCCAAATTTTTGGTTTTGTAAATCTATTTACGCCGAATATAATAAAAGCTGTGGGGTTCGCTGTTCCATAATCTACTCCTACTACATAATACTGGGCTGGAGGACATTTTACAATAGTGTGCTCACTTTCATCAAAGAAATCATATATAGATCCCTCTGCCATGCACCATTCGCCAAGTATAAAGCGTTTGTACCAAAGACCTGTGTAGTTCTTTTTAATTGCTTCTATATATGCTGGAGGTAATGCTTTATTATCTTCAATTTTGAACTTATACGTCTTTAAATTAAGTTCTTTAACTCTATCAATATAGTCAACTTTTATATAGTGTCGAGGAGGTCCAGGGTTTGTTGAACCAAAAAATTGCGATGACTCTAAAGAAAGCCGTGAGTCTAACATTTTAAAAAATGACTCTGGCCAGAGAGTCAACTCGTCACCTAAACATTTACGAACAGTTGATCCTCTTATTTTCATTTCGGAGCGTTCGTCATTTGCTCCAATTACTGGAATAGCATTTCCCCATATATGAAACTCTTGTTTCCCAGGATAGTATGTAGCATTGTCTTTTCCAACAAGGTCTATTAAAGGGTTAATAACGTTTCTTTTCAAAGAACCTAGTGTTTTGCCAACCATCATGTCTATAGCATCGGGTGGACAATCTTTCTTATCTTCAGCTATTGCTTTCAAAAATCTAAAATCAATACCTACAGTTTTTCCTGAACGTACAGCACCTTCCCAAATGTTAAGTCGAGCATTTGAGTCTTGTATAGACCATTTTTGCATCGGGTTTAGAATCATTTTCTGTGCTCAAGTTCTTTCTTATCTTCAGCAGTAAGTTCTGACATTTTTTCTAAAGCTTCAAGGATCTTTCCTTTATTGCCTTCTTTCTGTGAACTACCATCAGTTGACCATTTTTCAGGCATTCTATTAATAAGCCAAAACTTTCCAGCTTCGACAGAGGGAACTACTTGCTCTTCACGCTCTGTTTCCGTTATATTCGTGAGCATTTCGCCATTTTCTTTTTGTGTTCTAGAAGTAGTTCTAGTCTTTAAAATAGTACTATACCCTGTAGCTCTTTTATGCATCGCTTTAATTACTGCTATATTTGCCATTTCTACAGCATAGTCTACTCGTGCTTTGAACAGGGGGTATTGAAACCAGAATTCTGTGATAGTTGCCAGGGGGATATTCATTAGTCTTGCTACTTTATCCCACGGTACTCCTTGTGACACAAGATCTACGAATTTATCTTCAAGAGCTGCAGTCAAAGGAATTGGTACTATACCATCTTGGGCTTCTACTTTTACAGCATTTTTTGTGTAATGAAAAAATATGTAGTACCATCTTTTAAACAAGGACTTAGACATACCATATTTTTCTTTGAAACTTTCAAATATTTCTTCGTCAGTATATCCTTGTTTAAATAGTGCGTAGTAATGATCAAGGTGTTCTTGACATGGAAGTTGAGCCATTCCTCATGCTCCTAGT